AATCATGTTGTTCCTCTATCAATTTATCTAAGTACCACTTCGCTTTTATTAAATCTTCTAATCCATTCTTTTCTTTGTAACGAGTTACGTATTTAATAATGTTACCTTCTAAAAAATTCATATCGTATTCGATAATGAAATCAGTAACTTGTATTGATCGTTTGTAATAAGAAGGATTAATATTATCTTTTATATTTTCCCTATCCATCTATTGCCCTTTTCTAAAACCATAGGAATTAAATTTGGAATTCCGTCTTCTATATAAGCGCAGCCAAGTATGGGTCTTCGGATATTTACTCTTGAATAAGCAAATGCTAGGGAGTCTTTATCAATTAAACACCCTACGGACAATCCCCATTTAAGAGCTTCTGGGGAAGACCAATATTTAATTTGAAAATCTGTATGGTAATGACCTTGAATAAAATTCATACCAATAGCCATTGAAGATTTTAATGGGTCTTTATTCATATTATGAACAAAGTAATAACTTCCATATTTATCATGTAAGATAAGTTTATCGTGCCATTTCCAATTCTTTTTATTAACGTCAAGAATATCAGGATAATCTTTTATAATGTAATCAGGTAAACCATAATATTTTCTTTTACGAAACACCAGGGAACCATGATTAGAATGAAGTAAATCCATTTTAGGAAATAACTTTTCTAATTTTTTTATATCTTCTCTAGCCTTCAGCAGCTCTTGAGTAGCATTATCAAGATCAGGGTCTTTGTCATGGAATGAAATCGCATGATAATCAACTTCGTCTCCTATGTTTACAACTCTGTCTGGCTTTAACCAGGACTTAACAGCTTTTAAAAAAGGTAAACTGTCTTTGTGCGCATAAGGAAAATGAAGGTCCGAAATTATTAAAGTCTTCATATAACGTCCTTTTTAGGGGGGTACTAATGGTCAAGGAAGGTCAGTTTTCTTCTTCAGTGATGAGATATGAGCTTGTTTTTTAATCTATTAATCGGAAAAAAGTATAAATTGCTCCTAAAATACCACCAATAAACAATGCAACCTTTAATCCACCAATACCCATGTTAGAAGTTTGATTTAGGCCCATTATTTGTTTTTGCATAATATTTACATCTTCTCGTATATATTTTACATCAGTTTTTAGTTCTGCAATTTCTTTTTCCCAATCAGACATTTGTATTCTCCATAGGTGTGTTACATTTTAAGATAACTGTTAGCTTTCTTTCCACCATATCTGCATGAAGATAATCTCTTAAATTATCTTTAGCTAAACTACATTCATTAGGATTATTAAATATTAATGGTACTTCACTTTTAAAACAAAGTGTTTGATTTAACTCTCCTACATTAAGCATACAAATCATGGCAAATATTTTAAACATAATTACATTTTAGATAACGGATTATCTAAAGCCTTTTTAATTTGTTTATCTGTTTTTTCTTCTAATGTTTTCATGTCATCTTTTATATTATTAATAGCTTCTTTTAAATCTCTTGCGTTTTCTCTGCTATCTTCTTTAACTTGTTGCTCAACATCTTCTACGATTGTTTCTATTCTTCTAACATCTTGTCTAAGGTCATTTTTTAATTCATTAGCTACATCACTAACAAGGCTAATTTCTTGCAAAATCATACTCATTTCAGATTGCATCATTTCTACTTCTTGCTGCACTAAATCTACTCTTTTATCAAAACCACTTAAATCTGGTGCTGTGTAGTTTTGTATTTGATCTTTCATATCTAGGTAGTCTTTGTAAAATTCAAAGCCACCCCATAGACCACCACCAAGAGTAGTTAAGGCTGTGAGAATAACAAATATTTTTCCACCACGAAACTTAGCACCTGCAAATTCTAATTCTGCCATTGCTAATCCAAATCCGTCTGCCATTGGCTATCTATCATGTCGTTCATTAATCCATCACTTCCTGCAAATAAAAAATAACTTGCTATGTTGTTATCGCTAATGACACTATCTGGTAGTGTTGCATTAGTAAAAAATCCTACTCTGTCGTTAATTTGTTTTTGTGAGTCAAAGAAACTTTTAGTATTACCTAATACTTGCATTACAATTAATGTTTTCATTTGATTAGCAGAGTCATATCGTTGCTTGTCATCAATCTTTTTCATAATTTTTTTGACAGCTTTTTCTTTAGAGTTTTCTTTTTTTGTTTCTTTAGGCTCTGGTTTAGGCTCTTCTTTTTGTTCTTCTTTAACTTCTGCTACTTCTTTTGTTTCTTCTGTTGTTTCTTCTACAGGTTGTTCTTCTACTTCTTCAACAGCTTCTTCAATAGTTTCTTCAACAGGCTCTTCTATTGTTTCTATTTCTGCTTCAATCTCTGCTTCTATTTCAACTTCAATTTCTATTTCAGCAATTTCTATTTCTTCTATTTCTAATTCAACAGTTTCATAAGTAGGCTCATCAATTTCTATTGGCTCTAAAATAAAACCTTCATCAGTATCTATTGCATCATTAGACTCAAAGACATCTTCAACAACATCTATTATGTCCTCTGGTGTATCTATATTTAATGCAATAAACATTTCTACTGAAGTTATAGACTGTGTTATTATTGTGTTAATTACATTGTAAAGAACATTAACAGTAACATCATCAAATAAAACTCCGACAGCAAGGTTTATATCTCTGCCACCTACTTCAATAATAATTGTTGTAAGGCTACCAGAAAAATCAAATCCACCTTCATAGGCTTGATACCCACTTGCTACACCACTTGCTGATAAAACATCTGTGCCACTAAAAACATTAGTGTTACCATCTTGACCTATAATTTTCATATAGATAGAGTCTTGGCTGTCTTGTTTATCTACTTTTATTGTATAGTTAGTTCTACCACCATACTCTATATTAAGATCTGCAATATTAACTGTTTGAACAAAAGTTGTTAAATTAGAGTCTGTAATTTCTGCACATCTATCCGTACCTAACTCATTACAATAAGAGCCAGTTGGCATAGATGCACTACCAATTCCACCCCAATCGTAGTCCATATCGCCTTCTTTTGAAGTCGTAACGTAGTCATTATTACCATCTAACAAATCAAGAGAGTCCTCATTTGTTACTGTGGTTGTTGTAGTTGTTGTTTCTGTGGTAGTCGTTATTGTGATACCATCAGCTTCAT